ACTACGGGTTCGAATAGCGGATATTTATATTTTGATGATGGGGCAGCTTGGCGGCGGGTGAATGCGCAGAAGCTTACCGATCTGACAGGTACAATTGATGATATCGCTGATGGAGCAACCTATGCGAAGGTGCTTAAAGCGGATATTAGTGCGGGACATATCAATAAAGTATCGGATGGCACAAACGTAAAGACTGCCGCTGAGATCAAGACTCACATTGATGATGTGGCCAAGCACCGGACGATCAATGATGCGGGGACTACGATTACAGACTTGTGGTCTGCGCAAAAGATTAAAAATGAAATTGAACTGGCTAAGCATAACATCGAACCGCAAGCATCGGTAAAAGACCAGAACCTGCTGGCTCCACCTGCCAGTCCGGTTGAGGGGGATCGATATATTATTCCAGCAGGGGCAACCGGGGCATGGGCGGGCAAAACGAATCAAATTGTTGAATACCAATCTGCCGCTTGGGTATTTTATGTTCCTGCCGTAGGTTGGACCGCTTACGTCGATGATGAGCAGAAAATTTACAGCTGGAACGGCAGCACATGGGTACGTACCGGTGGTGCACTACAGACCATTACAGCCGGGAACGGGCTGATTGGTGGGGGTCAAGCCGATGCTGTGACGCTGAACATTGGTGCGGGTAATGGGATCACGGTCACTGCAGACGCGATTGCGGTTACCGCTGGAAAAGGAATCACCGTGGATGCAGCTGGTGTAGCTGTAAGTGTGGATGGAAGCAGTATCGTTTATGATGCTGCGAATGGCAATAAACTTACCGTGGCCAGTATTGATGGCGGAACATTTTAGGGGGCGGGACAATGGCTCTAAAAACATTGATTCAAATACGCCGCGGCTTGGAAAGCTCCATTGGAGCGCTGGCTATTGGTGAGCTTGGGTATTGTACAGACAGTGGCAAGCTGTACATTGGTTCTGCCGCTGGTAATGTCTTGCTGGTAGCCGCGCAAAGTACCGGGGATATGCTGAAAAGCATTTACGATACGAATAACAATGGCAAGGTGGATTTTGCGCAACAAGCGGATAGTGTAGCTTGGGCGGGGGTAGCAGGTAAACCAGTGGTATTTCCTCCGGCGGCGCATACACATGATTATTTGCCCAAAGGCCCCCTAACCTGGAATCAACTGAAGGGGGTGTAGAGGATGAGTTACGGCAGCTCTTTATACAGCGAATTGCAATATTCCGCAGATAAAGATTCGAGCCATCCGGGTGAAGTCGAGGCGCCTGATCTAATGCAGTATTTACCGGATTATTATAAGGATGTCCGCGAAATGGAGAAGCTTCAGGAGACCATCGGGCTAGAAATTGGTGGACTGAAGGTAGGTACTATAGATGTACTGGATCAGGCGTTTATTGAAACGGCTACAGTGAGCCTTGGGCGCTGGGAATCCGAACTTGGACTCAGCAGCGATCCATCCAAGTCTTATGCCACTCGTCGAGAGATGATTAAGGCAAAGCTGCGTGGAAATGGAACGACCACACCGGAAATGATTCAGCGGACGGCGTCAGCTTTTTCAGGTGGAGTGGTTGAAGTAAAGGAAGTGCCTGAAGAGTACCGTTTTGAGATTCATTTTGTGAGTACACTGGGGATTCCTCCGAATATGGCAGGGTTGATTCAAATCATCGAAGAGATTAAACCTGCGCATTTAGCTTATGAATTTGTGTTCAGCTATACCTGGTGGGACTCTGTTAAGGCTTTGACTTGGGAGAGTGCTCACAGTAAAACATGGAACGAATTAAGAACTTATAGATAGGAGAGTGACATATGCAAACCACAGGAAATTTGGGCTTAAAGAAGCCAGAGGGAACAGATATCGTTGATATTGCCGATCTGAACGGGAATATGGATATTTTGGACAATGCCGTTAATGGCAAGGTCGATAAAGTAACAGGCAAACAGCTGTCCACGAACGATTACACCGCCGCCGAGAAAACGAAGCTGGCGGGGATTGCTACGGGAGCGAATAATTATACTCACCCAGTTACCCACCCACCAGCTATTATTGCTCAAGACGCGAGTAATCGGTTTGTTACGGATGCTGAAAAGACGGCGTGGAATGCAAAAGCCGGTACAGCCGTAGCTACAACTTCTACAAATGGCTTGATGTCTGCTGTGGACAAGACACTACTGAATAACAACACTGGATTTGGTACTACGGCTGGTGCAGCTACCGCATATACTCTTACACTTAGCCCAGCACCTACGGCGCTGATAGCAGGACTGAAATTTAGTTTCAAAACCCATATTGCTAGCGGAGCTAATCCTACACTTAATCCTAATACTTTAGGGGCCAAAGCAATCAAGAAGCCCAATGGAAATGCGGCAATACTTGCCCTGAACGGAGTTTACACGGTTGTATATGATGGCACGGCTTTTATCTTACAGGGTGAAGGGGGTGAATATGGAACAGCAACAGCAGCGGACGTAATAGCGGGTAAGACGATAGGCACAGAGGGCGGACTAATTGATGGCGCGATAGTACAAAGAGGTGCTGTGGACGGATACACTAATTCCGTTAGTGCAGCATGGGCATCGGGTGGTGGGTGCTGGGTTCGAATACCAGCAGGAGCATATTTGAAAACTACGGCGGTAGGAAACCCCGAGATACGAGTCACTGATTCTAACGTTGTTCCTGCAAATTGGCTACGAGGGGTATCAATGTTTGGGCAGGATGGCGCGATTGCACAGATGCCGCAATATCAGCAAACATATTCCACGGCTTGGGACGGACAAAAAATGTTTGTACGTATACCTAGAGGGGCTTATCTTCTAGATTCCGGGCTAGGCGCTCATGAAGTTAATATACCTCCAGAACAGTGTCGAGCAGATGGTAATATACAGCCAGGAAATATTAAATCGGGCGTTTGGATTTATGGGATGCAAGGCACTTTAAGACCGTGGTTCGGTGGTATTGCTTCTGTAAACTTCAATTCACAGGGATACACAGCGGAAATTGTTAGGTTCCCCGCAGGGTTCACATATGCCGCTTTTTCTGGTGCAATTACTCTGAGTATATATAATACTAATATCTATCAAGACCACTATATACTATTGCAGGATAACCAAGGCAATCAATTAGTATTAGCCCGACTAACAGCAAATTATGATTACAGAGACACAATACAATGCACAGGTATTACAATCGACAAGGGTACTCGGAGAATCTCTGTGTTCAGATCCATGTATATGCCGGGTTTCGGTAACATAGATATTTCAGCCGATGGCTCCTTTACAAAGCCATTTAATCTAGATGGCGACGTACAGTTAGTTCATGCTATAGCAGCATCTATGGGTAGTGGATACACATCAAGTATAGCAACAGGAGTTGCAATTTGGAACTAGAAGGAGGGTAAGCAATGAAATATTTTTGTGTCTATGATGGTAATAACACGGTTAGCGCTATCTATCATGGCGTTGAGTCTATGGGTGATTTGAGCGGACTTGTATTTGACGAATTGCCTAGTCCAGAACAGAACGGTCTAGATCCTATTTTAAAAATCAATCTGGACGATAACACGCTTTACTATGAATACGTAGTGAGACCACCCGTATTAATAGATAAGCTGCTTAGTGAAAACACACTGCTTAAGGCACAAGTTAGGGCTCAATCTGAGCGTTCTGACTTTATTGAGGATGTCATATCCGAACTGGCAGCTCAGTTATATAAATGACCTGCGGTTGCTCTATTGACTGCTGACTTGTAGGGGAGGTGATATCATGATAGTCATGTTTTTTGCACAGCGTGTAATCTTGGATAAGACCAAGTATTCTGAGGTACCATCTACACTCAAAGCTGGTGTTCTGGAGGTTCTGACGAACAGCGGTCTTGAGTTTCTGGCTGAAGATAAATAGAGGCTACAGATAGCGCCGCAAAGTAGGCGTTTTTATTTTGCCCTCGTAGCTGCTACGGGGGCTGTTTTATTTATCACTTTAGAAGGGGGCTGTTATATGACCATTGTGGGAGTAAATTCAGGAGGAGGCGATGCTGAAGCAGCGCCCATTGAGCACCGTTTAGAAGATGTTGAAAGTAGACTAGTAGTAATCCAAGACGAGATCTTTAGATTTGGAACAGCACATCTAAGTTTTAGTAATGAGCTTCTATTATTAAAAGAAAAACAATCACGCCATGAGGAAGATGTGAAGCAAATTAAACAATCAACGATAGAAATGAAAATACAATTTAATGAGATCATGAGACGTTGGGATACATTGGACTCACGTGTGTTCCAGCTATTGCAACAATCCCAGACGGACAGCAAGAGCGAACGAAAAGTGTTTATCGATTTACTTAAATACGTTCTGGCGGGAACTATCTTTGCTATTATTGCCTTTTTATTTAAAGGAGGGGTATAG